CCGCAGCTCCAGCGGGCCTTCATCGAGATCGCCTATGGGAAAGTGCCCGATAGTGTGAACGTCAATATGGTGCAGGAGCTGAAGGGCTATACCGGAGTATCTCCTGATGACTGGGATAAGGACCAGGAGCATGAACCTTAACATGCCGGGGATCATCGCACCATACCGCGCGCTGCCCTGGCAAATAGCACCCTGGCAAGACACGAGCCCGGTCGTCTTGCTGGCTGGCCCGGCGGGGACCGGCAAGAGCCGCCTGGCAGCGGAGAAGATGCACGGATACCTGCTCAGATACCCCAACGCCACGGGGCTGGCGCTGCGGAAGACGCGGCAGTCGATGCTCAACTCGACGGTGCTGTTTCTGACGAGGACGATCATCGGAGGCGATCAGAAAGTACGGCACCTGAAGGGCGAGAACCGCTTCGAGTATTGGAACGGCTCGATCCTGGCCTACGGCGGGATGGCGGATGAAGAGCAGCGCGAGCAGGTGCGCGGGATCGGCATCGACGCCGGCGTTGATATCGCCTGGATGGAGGAGGGGATCAAGTTCCAGGAGGATGACTACCAGGAGATCGTCGGGCGTATGCGCGGCAAGGCCGCCCCCTGGCAGCAGATCGAGATCACCACCAACCCCGGCCCGCCCAGTCACTGGATCAACCAGCGCCTGATCCTGGGCGGGGAGGCGTCGGTCTACGACAAATCCAGGCCGGATGATAACCCCTACAACCCGCCGGCATATGTCGAAGGGCTGCAGCGGCTGACCGGCATCCTGGGCCGGCGTTTGTGGCTGGGCGAGTGGTGCCAGGCCGAGGGGCTGGTGTATGACGACTTCGACTTGGATAACCTGACCGATGATGAGCCGGACCTGACCCAGCCTTTCGAGCTGGGGATCGATGATGGCTACGTTGACCCGCGTGCAATCCTTTTCATCCAGCGCAAAGGCACGGAAATCCTGGTCTTCGACGAGATATACGAGAGCCGCAAGCTGGCCGAGGCGCACGTCAAGCAGGTCCTGACCTACTGCGTGCAGCGATCTTCCCAGGATGAGCCAGAGGGCTGGCGCGGGTGGGGGTTAGAACAATCGGCGCGGTGGTGTCGTGAGAAAGAAGTGGCGCTGCCTGAGATAGCGATGGTTAGCCCAGAGGCCAAGGAGCTGCAAGGACGGCTGCGGATGGCGGACATCCCCAGCCGGCGGGCGGACAGCGACATCGTCCAGGGCATCAACACGGTGCGCGAGCGAGTGCTGGATGGCAACGGAGTGCGCACGCTGCGGGTAAACCGCAGGTGCAAGAACCTGATCCGCGAGCTCACCGAGGGGTATGTATACCCAGAGGGCGAGCATCGGGATAACGAGAAACCGAAGGATGGCAACGACCATGCCGCAGATGCGCTGCGGTACTGGATTTATACAAGAGCAAGATGAGGAGACAGCATGAACGGTAACATGGCAATAGCAGGAAAAGTAAGCGCCCGGAAGATGCGGGCGAAGAGGCCGGGATTGGCCTGGCGGTTGAATAACTGGCTGAGATGGAGCCAGGTCAAGAGCCTGGCCGGGGTGTTTCTAATCTCCCCGCTGGCCAGGTTCTTCGGGCTGATGACAGGCTACGGCAAGCTGGACGTGACGCTAATTCGGGCAACCGGCGAGATTGTGCGCTACGGGGTGGTGAGCTACCAGGTTATCACGACCGCCTTTGTCGATTTTGTGACCGACCAGCTGCAAACAGAAACCAGCGCGTTCGGAGATTTCAAATACCATGACTCAGGTGTTGGAACCACCGATCCGGCGATTGGTAACACAGATATCGAGACCACGGACGGCGAGAGCCGGGTGAGCGGTACGCAGACCGAGAGCAGCCACAACGTGTACGTGAGCGTGGGGACCATCTCCTACACCACCACCAAGGCGATAACCGAGCATGGTCTTTTCAACGCGAGCACAGGTGGTACC